CATTGGCTTGCCACATTGAAGATGATGCACTCAGATTGGAAAACAGCAGTTTCAAATGAGGGATTCGAAAAAATTTCCCGCCTGCTTTCTGTTACGGTGGGTGCTGGTTTGATTAGCAGCACCAGTTTGACGACAGATGCAGGAGGCATGCAATTATTTTCTTCCTTAAGTGTGCCAAAGCACGTGAGCGCATTCGATTTGACTGATGCCGTCTTTAGTACTGTTATCCACTTTGTGGAGGGCGGTTACGAGAGTATGAAAGCAGGGTCAATACGCCCGTTGTTGTATGGAGAATTTGATATGCGCAAGTTTGAGTCTGATTATTTGCTTTGTAGGAAGTATGCTGAGTATGCACGCCCTGGAAATTTGGCACTCTTGTCGATTGATGAAAATGATTTGGAGCGCCTGTTTGAAACAACAATAGATCTTGGTAAAAAACTGTGTAAGACAGTCAAGAATCCTATTGTGAAGAAGCAGGTGCTGGATCGTGTGACACAATTACAAGATATGCAATCCACTTTTGCCCAGTGTCGCCAGACCGGTGGTGTGCGGGAGAAGCCCTATTGTATCGGTATCTATGGAAAGACGAGTGTTGGAAAATCAACTATTGGACCTTTGTTGATGGCCTCGAGTTTGGTGTTTAATGGACATCGAGCAGATGATGAGGCCATTATTGTGTTGAATGAGTCTGATAAATATATGTCCAACTACAAGTCTTCTATCAATGGCGTATTCTTGGATGACATCGGCAATACTAAGAGCGACTTTATTGACACTGCGCCGACAACTCGTATTATCGAGATTGTCAATAATGTCAAGATGTATGCAAATATGGCTGAGGCTGAGTTGAAGGGAAAAGTGTCAATTCAACCTAAAGTCGTGGTATGTACTACAAATGTGAAGGACTTTGGAGGACATGTGTATTCAAATGAACCTGTTTCTATTGCCCGTCGAGCCAATGTAGTCATCACTGCTTCCGTGAAGCCACAGTTTGCCCAGAACAATATGCTTAGCACAACACTAGTCGAATCATATTATGGAGTTGATAATGTTCCTGATATTCCCGATTTGTGGAACTTCAAAGTAGAGAAAGCCTATCCTGTCCCGAGTAAGACTGAAGGACAGCATGATGCCCTTGGATGGAAGCTTGTCATTTGGAATGGACTTCCTATGGAGAATGTTGACATCAAGACTGTGATGAGGTTCCTGAACTTGGATTCTAAGTTGCACTTTGGCGAGCAGAAACGTATTGTCGCTAGTATGAGTAATTTGGCTCAGCGATTGAAATTCTGCAGTGGATGTAGAGCTGAGGAAAGCATCTGTGTGTGTAATCAGAGTATGTGCCATACAGTGACGTATGTGGATTCAGGGATGCACGATTTAGCACCTAGGCCCAAAAAATCCCGAGGCCGCTTCGTGCCACATGCAGGAGAGTTTGTTCAGCGGCTTGTACGGGGTAGATATGCTGAGTATTATGCCAGTTTTACGTGGGATCAGTTGTATGTGCGAGTTGAAACTATGATTCCCCATTGTGTTCATACATTCGTCAATTGGACTCCAGACTCGTGGTTTCAAGACAGGAGAGTACGCATTTTCTATGCTTGGGTCTATGGATATCTGCCTTTCTCAGCATGCTATGCGACACTAGCGTTGGTGTGCATCACATGTGTGCTAATTGGAGCGTGCCTTCCTAAATCCCTGTTGATATATCTAGCATTGTTGGGTCTCGCAGCGTGCATGTATTTGTATTTTGTCATAACGGAGTACAAAATGTTGTTGCAGGCTGCACGTGAGACCCGTATTGCTGATAGGTTGCACAGGCTAGAGATGAGTTCCCAAGTCAAGTACATCCTTGCGGGAAGTGTGGCTTTGACGACGCTTTACTTGGTTGCACGTTCTATGCGGAATACCAAGCGAGCTTTCACTACACAAGGGATGATGCATCCCACTGAGGACGAGATTGAAGTCATTGATTCTAATGATCTCACTGAAACGCTACGAGAGGAGTTGAATTGGGCAGGCGTGCATGTCTCACCATTACCTGTCTCTCATAAGAGCAAGACTACGACTAGCGATGATCTAGTCAGACTTGCGCAGGGCAATCTCACCTTCATGAGTATTGTTGAGAACGGGAAGACTTATGCGACAAATGCATTTTTTGTGTGTTCTAATGTTGTTATGATTCCTAAGCATTCGTGGAGATCAGATGAGATGTTGGCCACGTTTCTTCGCCATGACAAGACTAAGATAGGGGGGAATTTCCGCTGTTTTGTTTCACGGCGGATGTCTGTGGACATTCCTGGAGCTGATGCATCTTTGGTTTGGATCCCCAATGGGGGGTCCTGGCGCGATTTACGCGATTTCTTCCCCCAGCAATACCCTACTTCCCAGCATAATCCAGCGGTGTTTTCTTGGAAAGATGATCGTGGAATAGTGCATTCTGGCCCGACAGCGATCGAACATGGCCGAGCCTCTAATGGCCCCTATGATTTTATGGGTGGATATTATACTCTGCCTTTTATGTCCTGTCGTGGTATGTGCATGGGTCCTCTTGTGTCGCAGACTAAGGAACCATATTTTGCAGCCTTCCACTTAGGCGGTAAGGAGAAGTCACCATGCGGGTGTGGGGGTACTATCTTGCGAACGGAGATAGATTCGGCATTAGCGCAGCTGGAGCAGTTGCCAGGGGTGTTGATTTCTGTCAGTGCCGGTACCCTGAGCCCAGAGAAGTATGGCGTGCAGTTTTTTGAATCTCCTGTTGTGCATAGCAAGTCGCCTATCAATACTTTACCGCTGCGGGATGGCTGTACCCCTAACATGGAGGTGTTCGGCTCTTGCAAAGGGCGTGCCACGTACTATTCGGAAGTGGTTAGTTCTTGCATTTCGGACGCCGTGCAATCCGTGTGCGGTGTGCCTAATCATTGGTCAGGACCAGCTTTTCGTAAAGGGGATCCTTGGCATGAGTCATTGAAGTTTTCGTGTCGTCCTTCACACGGTGTGGAAGGGTTCTTACTTGCAAGAGCTTTTGACGACTATGTGAAACCTTTACGTGACGTTGTATTGCAGTATCATTCACTGAGAGAGGCCACTAAACCACTAACACGAATGGAAGTTGTCTGTGGTATAGATGGAAAGAAGTTCATTGATAAAATGCCACCTAGTACATCCGTGGGCTATCCATTGAGTGGGCCAAAGAAGAATTTCCTTACGTATTTGGATCCTGAGGCCTTTCAGGCGTTTCAATGTCCCGCAGACTTGGACGAGATGTTTTGGGAGGAATTTGCAAGAGCTGAAGCCGTCTATTGTGATGGCGAGCGCTATTATCCTACCTTCAAGGCGTGCTTGAAAGATGAACCTACACCTCGTGATAAAGACAAAGTCCGTGTTTTTCAGGCAGCCCCAATTGTTTTGCAGATGCTAACCCGGAAATACTTCCTGCCTATTGCACGAATTTTGTCTCTTTTTCCCGCCATTTCAGAGTGTGCTGTTGGAGTAAACTGTCAGGGCCCAGATTGGCATGAACTGAGTGAGCACATGAAGAGGTTTGGTGAGGACAGGATTCTAGCGGGTGATTATTCGAAGTACGATCTACGGATGCCCGCTCAAGTGATGTTTGCTGCTTTCCGCATTATGATAGAGATCGCTTGCGAATGTGGGTATAGCCACAGAGATTTGTTGATTATGCAAGGTATTGCAACTGATATCTGCTATCCGGTCACAGCGTATAATGGGGATTTGATTCAGACGATAGGTTCGAATCCGTCTGGGCAGAACATGACCGTGTATGTGAATTCGGTAGTTAACTCATTGCTATTCCGTTGTGCTTTCTTTGACTTGTATGGCCAGCAAGCGCCACCCTTTCGTTCCGTGTGTGCGTTGATGACATACGGTGATGATGTGAAAGGGTCCGTCAAGAAAGGATATGATGCATTTAACCATATATACTGTGCTGAGTTTTTTGCAGCACGGGACATGGTTTTCACTATGCCGGATAAGTCTTCTAGCCCTGTCCCATTCATGAGAGATTCTGATGCGGATTTCCTGAAGCGTAAGAATGTCCTCAATGTTGATCTTGGTATAACAATGGGCGCTTTGGATGAAAAATCCATATTCAAAAGCTTGCATAGTAACTTGCGTTCTCGCGCATTGACACCCCAACAATTGGCTGCGGCTAATATTGATGGAGCTTTGCGCGAATGGTTCAATCATGGGCGAGATGTGTATGAAATGCGTAGGGAACAGATGCAGAGGGTTGCCCAGTATGCCGGTATATCCCACATGTGTCGTCTGCTTGATTCTGATTATGATGAACGGCTTGAAGATTGGAAGCAGCGATATGTTGAGGGCTACTCTGAGCAATCCGGTGAGTATGAAAATGAAGAGCAGGAGGATGAAGTGTTTGCGTATGAGCAAGCAGTGTTTGATAGTTTCTTGGCATTGTATGGCATTATTAGGCGAGCAGAGGACATTGAGAGCAATATAGATGCAACTGTGGCCATATTGAGAAATTTTTCTCGTGTGACCCAGGTCGACATCTTGAGTATGGATGATTTGATTGCTATAACGTTGCATTGGCTGGAAACGATACAAACACCATTTGGCAATTTGCAATATGTCCGTGTAGTGATGATGTTGGCTCACATTGCCCTACTTGCTCACATTGAGCAGCATTTTGCAGGAGTTCATCTTGCAGCTGCTGAGGCGATAGAATGTCCTGAGTTTTATGTGTATGATTTCGCACAGCACTGCAATGGCACTACAGGTCTTCTTTCTTGGGAATATCCTATCACATTCAAGGTACTGGGTCTTTTTGGAATTCTGTGGTTTTCTTGGAAATGGGAACGCGGGCATTTTGAGGTTCGCATCCCCACCATCCAGATGTACCACAAGGTTGTGTTTGTATTCCTGTGGTGGACAGGTGGACCATATTGGATGTTTGCGTCAGCTATGTATATGATTTTTGCCAGACTTTATGTCAAAATGATGTGGCTGTACATATGTGTCATGGCTGGTTGGAAAAATGCGGATAAGGACGCGATCAACTCAGTCATTGACTATCTGTCGCGATAATATAGTTTGGGCCAACTTAAAGGCATCCCTCTGTGCGCACCCATGCGCACAATAAGTTTAAAATGGGAATGTGTATATGGATACCATATTATGTAAATAGTCGTCTACCGTGAACTTA